GCCGGACACAGGGTCAACGAGCGTGATGGCATCACCAATCAAATAACTGTATGGCTCAGGCAGCACGGCAGGAATTGTGTTTACTGTTGCGCCTGAGCTGATAATTGTTGTGGTGGTTGACGGCACCGCGTTAGCTGTCAATACCGGAAACGCCGGCAAGGTGTTACGCGTCTGCCCTGTCGATTCTGGCTGCTGTGTGGCAATCAGTCCGGCTAGCCCAGTGTCACCGGTCTGCAAGCCCGGCGGTGCGTCTTGGTCTTCCGCAAAGCCCGGATTTGTTACGAACGTCTCTTCCGGGTTGTTAGTGATGCCGGTCGGTGTGTACCGGATTTGCACCCATGTGCCAGACCACGTTTCTGTTTTGACGTCGTGCCGAGCACCTTGCAGGATATACCGCGCATTGTCGTGCGAGCGCTGCAAAATCCAAAACGGGTTGTATTCACCGTAAAACGTGCCAGTCCAGCGCTTAATTACCTTGTTTTGCAGGCGCAGGCGTTCCTGAGCAAGCAGCCGGCCATGCTTTAGCGTGTACGTGCCCTCAGCTAATCGCCCCCAGCCTGTCGGCACTACCCACGCAAGCGTAGTGCTGTTGTAGACCTCCATTGCGGAGTACGCATTGAGCGTCGGCCCGTCACCGATTAACACGTCGGTGGTTGTCTCTAGGCTGTTGCCTGCGCTGGTGTTTATAGCCTCGTACCGGTCGTAGTTGTACTGATTTTCAATGACACCATCTACAAACGCCTCTAGGTATGCCGCCGAGGTAGCAAAGGTTATCGTTCGGCTGCCCGACGGTGCCAGTGTGCCGCCTAGCGTGGCGGCCTCAAAGTAGGTCACGTTAACAGCTAGGTCTCCGCTTGCCGGCAATGGAATAGTGACCAACGAGATTTGGTTGGTATACGGTGCATTGTCGATTGAGTGCGGCCCTACCCAAAACTCGTACCTGTTGGCTGAGCCGGTTTCCCACGACATTGCACCGGAGACTACATTCCCGTTCGTAAAATTTGACGTGCGCTTGAGGTAGTACGTGGTTGCGCCGGCAGTGAGCTGCACCTTAACGCGAAACTTTAGCCAGATAGGCGTAACCTGTGTGTAGTCGGTAACACCTGTGTCGTTTATGCGCGTGGTCAGGCCAAACGAGATTGCAAGCCGTACGGCGCCGTTGTTGTGGTCGATGCCGGTGATTGTAATATCTGCTACCAGCGACGAAGACCACTGCCCGCCGGCAATCAGGTTTTGAGTAGAGTAGTGTTTGTAGACTACCTCGCTGCGCCGGAGTGCTGGATAGTAGGTTTCTTCGCTGCCGGCTGCTACCATGACCTGCCTGGTGCCCGCTGCGAACTGTGCCGGTGTGCCGGTTTGACTGAGGTAGCCCGCCCAGTTAGTAAACGAATCAATGGCAAAACTCATCAGCGTGCCATCCTTGACGAAATTACGGATGCGCAGCTCGCCGGTTTGACTATATATGCCTATTTCTGCAAATATGTACACGCCTCGATATTGCCTCAGCTTCATGCCAAAGGCAAGGCAAATCTCTTTTAAAACATCGTACGCAGATTTGGTGACTATCTTGCCATCCCTGTCAACCTTTCGCCAAACGCGGTGATGCCATCGGATATTTGTGAAAAATGTGGAAGTTACACCCTTGTTTTGGAATTCATTTGGAAACCAGCTGTGAATTACGCCAAAAAACCTGTCGAATATGGTATACAGGTCTTGCGTGCCGATTTTGTTAAGCGCCTTGCTAATCTGGAATCTTATCTGGTCGCGCCCGTCGTAAGGTGTGCCGTTGTTGTCGTAGTCAATGGTTTTCAGACGTGCCAAGCCGTCGGTTGCGGTGATGCTGTACTCATAGCCCTGTGCCGTCGGCGCCATTTCAACGCTGACCAAATCCGGTTGCAGGATGCCGCGCCAGTACAGCAGCAGAGTGTTTGGTTGCGTGGCGTCGTAGTTGGCAGATACGTCAATCAGAAACCGCCCCTCGTCTGCGCTGATTAAATCGGTGACGAAAGTGTTGAGGGTTGATGTGTTTATCAGCAGCGTGACATTGCAGGTGCTGGTGGCGATCGGGTCGAAGAGGTCATCCTCTTGGCCGGCATAGTTGAATTGCAGGTTAGTGCAATCAAATGTCGTGATTGCGCCTGAGTAGCTGGTATCGTGAATGTCCACCTGATACCGCCTGCTGCCGTTTGCCGGCAGGCCAAAGCTGCGAAATTCTGCGCGGAATCTTACGCCCATTTTGCGAGTAGACTAATGATGTAAACAACAGCAGCCACGGCTGCAATGAGCAGGCCGCAGCCTATGTATACTATGCGTTCGTATTCTTTGCGGTCGGTATCTAGCATATTAGTGATTATTTGAATCTGTTTTGCCGGTTCTGTGACCGGGTAACGCTCAATAGCAAATCTTCGCCACGCAGCACAAATTCACCCATGGCCATGCCCTGACTGCCGGCAAGGATTGATTCTAATTTGCTTAGCGGAGCGATTACTTCCGGGTTTGAACGTGCGCCCGGGTTGTCACCTACCATGGCCATGGTTGGACCGTAGGCTAGGCCACCCTCGGCCAACGCGGGTACCCGCACAGCGCTGAGCACTTTGTTGAATGCCGCCTGAGCAAGTGAGCCTGCGCCAACGGCTATGATTGGAATGAGCGCTGGGTTCAGCTTAATGAGCGGGCTTTCAAGTGCGCTGGTGACCGCATTGGTGACGCCCTGTTTAATGAGCATACCAATGATTTTGCGGACACTGCCGGCAACTGACTTAGCGAAGTTTTCCATCGTCAATTGCCCCTGCTCAGCAAGGTTGACGATGTTGTCAAGTGTCTGCTCGTAGATTGTTTTTAAACCATCAACCACCTGCTCCAAGAATGTCAGTTCCTCAGCTGCTTCCTTGCTGGCATCCATCGTGATGCGGATATTTTCGGCAGCCGCTTTAAACGATTCAGACAGCGAAGTTGCAGACGCAGCCGCGGCCATTGAGGTCAGGCTTAGCGTCTCTAACTGGGTTATCTCTGTGTTTCGGTTGGTATTGGTGGCTTCGCCGCCTAATGGCAGCGCTGCACCGGTGCCCGGGCCGATTGGTATGGCTGTGTCGGGAACTGTGTCAGGACGTGGCGCTGTGACCTTTGGTTTGGGTAGTTCAATGTCGGTTTGCTTGATGCCTTCGTTGAACGCGTCCATGAAGTCTTTGGCAATCTTGACAGGATTTATAGTGTCAGTCCAAGATACAAACGCGTCGCCAAGTGAGCCGGCAGCTTGTTTAAATTCGCCCTCCATGGCAAAATTTATGGCCTTAATTATGCCGCTGATAACACCAACCAAGCCCCTGAGACGGCCAACGATACCATTAATAATACCCGTGAAGATTGCGAACAGTGTTTGCCAAGTGCCTTTGAATTTGTCGGTTTCCCCAATCAATCCGGAGAATGCCCGCATCATTTTTTCCAATATCGAACCGACAACGCGCCAAAGTTTCCCAAACTGCGCGCCAAGTGCTTGCAGGCTATTACGCAGCACTTCGTTCTCTTTGTACGCCTTAGCAATCCCCACCGCCACCGCAACAATAGCTGCAACAGTCAGGCCAATCGGACTGAGGATAGCGCCAAAGGTTGCGCCCATGGCTTGCAGGCCGAGGGTTATAGTTGGCAGCAGACGGGCCATTGACCCAAACGCCAACAACACCGGCCCCAGCGCCGCCAAAAAAGCCGCCGTTCCCAAAATGACCGATTGCAGCCGCGGGTCCATGTCGGCAAATCCTTTCGCCACGCGGTTGATGAAGCCGGAGAGTTTGTCGAGTACGGCAGTGATGTTGATGTTTTTGTCGATGGCTTCGCCTAAGATACCCAAAGACTGCCTGATAGACGATTGAAAGTTGGTGATTGCGTTAGCCACGCCGCCCTGCACAGACTGAAATTTTTCGTTTTCAGATATTGCCTGTACAATCGCCTGATTGAAGTCTTTTACACTAATGCCCGTGTCGCGTATGGCTTCGATGTTGGTTGTCCCGAATGCGTCTTGCAGTGCGATGTTTATGGCAGGTACGCGTTCTGCGATTACGTTCCAGTCCTCCCGCAGGATTGTGCCGCGGCCAATCATCTGCGTCATCTGCCGGATAACTTCGTCGAGGTCGTCAGCAGTGCCGCCGGCAAGTGTTACAGCCTTGGACATCTGTAGGATTGTGCGCTCGGCTTCTGATGCTGCGTAGCCGACGGATTGCAGGCGTATAACTGCCCGCGTGGCTTGTTCTAGGTCTAGGCCGGGCTCTAGCGCAAGCGTACGCAGCCGCTCCAGCTGCTTCTCAGCTTCCTCACTACTCCCCGCCACCGCCGTCAACGACTTACGCAGCTTGTCCATTTCCGCAAATGCCGAAATAGCCGCCCCACCAATAGCAGCCGTAGGCAGCGAAAACGCCATGGTCATCGTTCGCCCCGCTTCCTCGGCCTTACGGGCAAACTGCGTTAATTGGCGGTTGGCAAGTGCCAGCGCCTTGTTGAAGCCCTCCTTGCGGAGGGTCATAAGTACATTTAGCTTGCCTGTTGTTCTTGCCATATCTGTGTTTATTTATCCGTGTTCGCCGCCTACTTGTCCGAAGCCACCGCCTACTTGTCAGCATTAAACTGTGCTATAAGCATCTCTGCCGCTCGCTGGTCTGTCTTACCCGCCCGCGGCTGCTCGTCAGGCAGTTGCAGTAGGTCAGTAACTTTCAGTTTTCTACCCTTTGGCATCATCGAGTTCAGCAGCGCGGTTGTCTGCCAGCGCACTAACCTGATTTGCTCCAGCGCTTGGTCGTTTAGGCCGTCGCCTCTCGCTGCCAAATACGCCAAGGTGGTGTATGGTATTTGCTGCTCGTCGATGCCCATGCTTGCGGCCATGCAGGCGATTTCGTGCAGGTCGGTTATCTCGTTAGTGTTCGCGCCTACCGTGCCGGCTTCCGCGTTTTTTTTTGCGTTGATGCGGTCATGCTGTTCGCCAGCAAGGTGAACGCCTGCTCAATCACAGCGAAGCCCTCCTCATCCAGCAGGTCGCATGTCTGCTCGTAGCTGTTTTCGTATTCCTTGCCGGCCTTGCGGTGGCCATGCTTCAGTGCTACGTGAATTAGCTGCATGGCCGCACCGATGCCGCCCTGTTCGATTTGCTGGCCTAACTGCGCTACTGAGCAGCCGAACAACTGCTCCAGCTCAGCAAGGCAGGCAAGACCAAAGTTGATTGGCAGTTCTTGGTTGCCAATTTGAATGTGTGTTTGTATCATGGTTGTGGTATTATGGTAGTGGCCGGCAGTTTGAGTACCGGCCACCTCTTATTACGATTCAGTTACCAAGGTTATCGGACCTGACACTGTGATTGTCACGCTGTAAGTGGAATTTTCTTCCACGCCGGCATTGATACTAAATTCAGTGACATATCCGCTACCATCCCAAGCCTTGTCGCCAGCTTCGTCGGTCGTGAAACGCCACGTGACCAATGTACCGTTGTTGAGGTCATTGAAAAGCGTTTCGGGCTTGACGTTCGTCGTGTCGTAGGTGAAAAACGCGTCACTGCTGAGTGATGCAGATTTCCTGCCTGGTGCTGATGTTACCCAGCTGCCGGTATTGTCTTTGTCGAGGATTTCGCGCATTTCGAGCGAAACAGACAGAGAGCAAGTAGTTGCGCGGCCAATCGCTGCGCCGCCTTTATAGATTCTGAGGTCAGTGCCATTGACCACTCCGTTAGTAGGCATATTGCATTATTTTTTTGTGTCTGAATTATTTTTACGCTTGCTGCCAGCGTTTGCCGGCAAAGGTACAACCACTATGTTGGGTTGCGGTTTGTTCTCGTTCACAATCTGCGCGGTTTGCTGCTTCTCGGTCAGCTTGCCGCGGGCTGGATTGTAAGGTACAGCGATGCCCTGCTCAATGAGCTGCTTGGCTAAGTCGCGCATTATGTCGGGTGTGTCGCCGGGCATCCAGCCTTGGTATATTTTTATGATTCGGATTATCATGTCCTCGATTTTATGCGTAGTAAGTTATCGTGACTACATCAGACGGGTATAGCTCGTAATTCATAGTTATGGTCGTGGAGTTCGTGCGTGAAAATTCGGTGGATAGTACGCCGTTCACATGCACTTTGATTGCTGCCAGCTGCGTCGGCAGCGGGTTGGTCAGGGTCAGTGTGTAGCCGGTTATACCGGTGAATGTTTGCCGGTAAGCTGTGCCGGCAGACAAAATACGAAACTGCACCTCCACCGTATCGCCTGAGAGGTTGTACGGGAACGTGATAACACTGCCGGCCTTTGTCCAGTCGGCAGTGAATAGCCCTTGCACGTATACATCTATGGCCGCGGCTGCTGGCAGCGTGCCACCGTTTTCGGTGATGGTGACAGTATTCGTCGTGACGTTCGTAAACGTCTGAGCAAACGCGGTGCTGCCGTCGGCAAGCGTGCGGAATCGCACTACCAGCACGTCGGTGGTTTCGGTGGTGAACGGCAGGGCAATAATGCTGCCGGTGCGTGTCCAGCCGGTGATTAGCTGGCCGTTTAGCGTGATTTCGATTGCATCATCTGCCGGCAGATTGCCGGAGTTCGCAGTTACGGTCAGGGTGTTGGTGGCTGTGCCGGTGAATGTCTGGGAAAACCACACCGCGCCAATGGCTGTCCTGTTGAGCCGGATGCGCCAGTCCTGACTTGTCCAGTATACGCCTATTTCTGCGTCGTAGTCGCCCTCTTTTTCATCCTCAAAGATTGCGCGGTCGATTGCCAGCGCGGATGAATACGACAAATTGCGGTATCGGTCAAGTACCTCCCTGCTGCGGTTTGCGGCCTCTTTGGCGGTATCGTATGACTTGCTGTATATGTCTAGCTGAATCAGTACCTCATCCAAGGGAGATACGCCGTCTTTGTCGTCGGTCGGATTTGTGCCGATGATGGTGTAAACAGTGAACGGGAAATTTGTCTTAGCAGGTACAGTGTTCGGAAAAATGCGGCTGCCCATGATGCCGGCAAATGTGGCATCAGTGGAGAGCAGGCTGTGTATGGCTGTACCTATTGACATGTATCACTGTTTGTGTGCCGGTGTTATCTGCTGCCGGCAGCTTGGTTTAGTATCTTAAGCGCCTCCCGTTCCATGGCCGGTATAGCCATGGGCGCAGCTTTGTTGACAGCGTTCAGCGTGATGCGCTGCATGTATGCGCGGGCTGAGCCGTAAATCATGTGTGCGTAGCCGGCGGCTGCGTTGGTCTCGGTCGTACCGATAACCGATTTTGAGCCGCGGCGGTTGTAGCGCGGGCCGACAACAACAAGGCCGATTTCGCGTAAGTATTTGCGGCGCTTGCTGAGTTCTTGTATAGATTTCTGCCAGTTGCCTCTCGCTATCGTATAGCCGTAGAATTTGTGTGTCTCTC